TTTAAATCAAGCAAAAAGATAACTAGTCAGAAAAAGATTCTTGAGGAAATTGAAGAAGACATTGATTTAAGTATTGATGAAGTTAAGTATTTAAAATCATTTTGGGGTAAAGGGTTTGAATTAGAGGATTTAATTTGGTTACAAACAGAATATGAAGATTGGACTAATCGGTATGAATGTGATTCAAAAGGCATGGAAACTTTAATCCAAGAAATTTGTTTACAGCAACTTGATATTAAAACAAGACGAGCAAATGGAGAAAAAGTTGATCAACAATTGAAAACACTTCAAGATTTACTTGGCTCAAGTAATCTTAAACCGGTTCAAGAAACTGGTGCTAATGCAGTTGAACAAGAATCATTCGGTACTTTGATTAAGAAATTCGAAAACGAACGCCCTATCCCAGAGCCAGATGAAAGATGGAAAGATGTTGACGGTATTAGTAAATATCTGAAAGTATGGTTTCTTGGTCATTTAGCTAGAATGGTTGGATTAGAAAATCCATATCAGAAAGAGTATGACGAAGAAGTAAATAAATACAAAATCGAACTTGATGAAAACGAAGAGGATGATGATAATGACATCCTACAGTAAGTTTCAAGTTGACAGGAATAAAGCTACACGAGGCATTAACATTTTTGATAAAGGTAGAAATCACAGGAAAACAAAAACAAAGTCTGAGCGATTAATGGACGGCATTGGAGTTTGGACTTCTTTTTACAGAGCAAATCCTCATCGTTTTGTTAGGGATTATTTAGGAATAAACTTAAAGTTATTTCAACAAATACTCCTTTTTGCAATGATGCATTTCAATTACTTCTTATACACTGCTGCTCGTGGTCAAGGGAAGACATTTCTCACGGCTATTTTTTGCGTTGTTTCTTGTATTCTTCGACCATCAACTCAAATCATAGTGGCATCTGGTGTTAAGTCACAAGCTAGGGAAGTTATTGAGAAAATTGAGGACATGAGGAAAAATAGTCCAAACTTAGCAAGGGAAATTAGCGAATTAAAAACAGGTGCAAATGACGCTAAGGTTGACTTTCATAACGGTAGTTGGATTAAAATTGTTGCTTCAAATGACAATGCTCGAAGTAAACGTTCAAATATTTTGATAGTTGACGAGTTTCGTATGGTTGAACTAAATGTAATAAATTCAGTACTTCGTAAATTCCAAACTGCACCTAGACAACCTAAGTATTTAGAGAAACCTGAATATGCACACTTACAAGAACGTAATAAGGAATTGTACCTATCCTCTGCTTGGTATAAGAGTCATCATTCGTGGGATAAATTTAAAGCATTCTTTGACGCAATGATTAAAGGAAAGTCTTATTTTGTATGTGGTATCCCTTACTACATTTCCATTAAAGAAGGATTATTAATGGAGGAACAAGTTAAGGATGAAATGTCTGAATCTAACTTCGATCCGATTTCGTGGTCGATTGAGATGGAATGTTTATTCTTCGGTGAATCTGAAAAAGCCTTTTTTAAATTTGAGGATTTACAAAAGAATAGAAAACTTGGTAGAGCTTTTTATCCAAAAGAAGTTACTGATTTAATAAATGATAAAAGTGTACTACTTCCTAAAAAAGAAAAAGGTGAAATCAGACTAGTGTCTGCCGATATTGCGACCATGCGAGGTAGTCAAAACGATGCTTCTGCCTTCTTCGTAGCTAGAATGATTCCTACAAATAACGGATATGAAAGACAAGTTATTTATTCAGAATCAATGGAAGGCGGACATACAGGAGTTCAAGCTATGAGAATACGTCAACTATTCTACGACTTTGATTGTGATTACATTGTTCTTGATACTCAATCCGCAGGTATAGGTGTATTTGACCAGTTGACTGAGACTCAATTTGATACCGAACGAGGAGCAGAATACGAGCCACTTTCTTGTATTAATGATGATAGATTAGCAGAAAGATGTGTTTATCATAATGCCCCGAAAGTTGTTTATAGTATTCGTGCAACACCACAGATGAATAGTGATATTGCTGTTTCTTTCAAAGACGCATTGAGAAGGAATAAAATTAAGTTACTTATTTCTGAAAATGAATCTGAGGAAGTATTAAAGAAAATCAAAGGTTACGATAAATTACCTGAAGACATTAAGGTTAAATTTAGATTGCCGTATATTCAGACATCGTTACTGATTAACGAAATGATGAATCTTGAAGGTGAAATTACGGATTCTGGTTTAGTTAAACTGAAAGAACAAGGGTCTGGACGAAAAGACCGATACTCTTCGTTGTCGTATTTGAATATAATCGCAACTGAATTAGAAAGAAAACTAAAGAAGAATAATGACACTAACATTGCTCAATACATGTTCTACAACTAATCACTACATATAGGAGGTGAGTTAATGCCAAAAAAACAAACTGAACCCTCTCCCCTACTTTACGAAGGAAGAGAAATGATTAATTTCGAGAAATTATCAGAAGGTATATATGCCGTCAATTATAAGACTAAGCCTACTAATCTTAAATATACAAGAGATAATATACAAAAGAGTTTAGATTCAGGTAATGCTAGTTCATTACGTACCATTTCTAATTACTTCTTTAATATCAGTGGTCAATATAGACGTATTCTTCATTACTTTTCAAGCATGTTGACGTTTGATTATTTGATAGTCCCACATTCTTATAGTAAGAAAGCGGATTATCAAGAATCATTTGATAAGATTCTAAAATATACGGACAATGCAAAAATAAAGGAAACTAACCGTTTCATAGCCTTCACTGTATTGTTAGATGGTATCTATTTCGGATATGAACGCAATCAAAATGACAAGATTGTACTTCAACAATTACCTTATGAGTATTGTCGGTCAAAGTTTAAGATTAATGAAAATCATGCGGTTGAGTTTAACCTTAAATTCTTTGATCAATACAAAGATACTGAACAGAAAATCGAGATATTCTCAGCCTTCCCAGATGAATTCTTTGAGGGTTATTTGGAGTATAAGAAAGGTGCTTCAAGTGAATGGATGCTATTAAATCCTAACTTTGCTAGATGCCATAAGTTATCTGAAAATCATGTTCCTTTATTCTCTACTGTATTCCCTGAATTGATAGACCTTGCCGAGTACAAGGAAATGGATAAGTCGAAAGACAAAATGGATTTATACCGTTTGATTGTTCAGAAGTTACCGCTTGATAAGAATAGTGGATTACCTTTACTAAAACTCGAAGAAGGTCAAGCATTACACAGAAACGCTAAGAAAATGATTTCTCAAGAAGGTATAGATGTTTTAACAACTCCATTGGAAGTTGAAAGTATTAGCCTACAAGAAAAAGGTCAAACACTTAGAGATAATATTCAACGTGCCAATAATGCTGTTTATGACACTGGTGGTATTTCGAAGATTGTTTTCAATAGTGGTTCTGAAGGTGGGTCAATTGGACTTTCCCATTCGATAAATGTTGATGAAGCGTTAATGTTCTCTTTATTGGATCAATGTAAAAGTTGGTATGAGAATCGTTTTACGGTTATTAGCAAAGAAAAGAAAGTTTATTTCGAAGCTCTCTTCCCTCCTATCACGCATTACAACCGCAAGGAAATGTTTGATTTGTACAAAGAGGCTGCTACATTAGGTTACTCGAAGTTAATGCCACTGACTGCTCTAGGAATGAGCCAAACTACTTTTACGAATCTACTAAAGTATGAAAATGATGTTTTGAAGTTGCATGAGTTAATGAAACCATTACAAACTAGTTTTACTCAAACTGATAAAGCTGGTGCTCCTAAAAAGGATGACAAGAAGTTATCGGATAAAGGGTTAGAAACTAGGAATAAGGATGCTAATAAGAATCGAGCAAAGTAAATTAACTATGTATTTTGAAAGGAGGTGAATAAAGATTGGAGTTAAAGTTAAACACCAGCCTTCCTATTCAATTTGAAAAACAAGAAGAAAGTGAAGATAGTCGTTTTACGAAAGTGAAAATTTCTATTCTCCATACTGGAAAGAATCTAAATAATTCTATATTCAATAAAAATATAGTTGAAGATGCCCTTCCTTCTCTAGCTAATATACCAATTGTGGGATATATCTCTACGGACAAACTCAATGAATCTGATTTTAACGGACATGAACAACGAATTGTGATTGATAAAGATGGAGTTAAATTTGAATACTTGGGTCGAGTATATGGAATTATTCCCGAAACCAATAAT